CCATGAGGAGCAAAACCCCCATAAGTATCAACAATAATTTTCCGCCCAGTAACACCTGCATCACCGTCAGGACCACCAATAACGAAATTTCCAGTAGGGTTAAGATGCCATGTAGTTCTTTCATCGACTAAGTCTCCTAATTCTTCCATTGCGGCAAGTTTACAAAGATGTCTTGCCTCTTCTACGTTGCCTTCTGTGTGCTGTGTACTTATCACAACTTGATCAATACGTTTAATCACACCATCACGTCTAGCACCATAGTACTCTACGCTTACTTGACTTTTAGCATCTGGTCCTAGTATAGCACCACGTTTGCCTTTTAAGTTCTTTAGTATCTCATGACTGTAATGAATAGGTGCTGGCATCATACTGTCTGTATGATTACAAGCATAGCCAAACATCAAGCCTTGATCTCCTGCACCAAAGTCATCTGTACCCAGTGCAATGTCTCCACTTTGTGCGTGGATTTCATTATAGATATTTAAGTTGTCCCAGTGAAATCCATCTTGCTCATAGCCAATTTCTTTGACTTTATTTCGTACTATCTCTTTAACATTATCTACATTAAAATTCTTTACTTCGCCTGCCAGTGTAACCATATTAGTAGTTACAAGCGTTTCGATAGCTACACGAGTTGTTTCATCACCATTAGCTAGTCCAGCATCTACTAGTGCATCAGATATCTGATCTGCTACTTTGTCTGGATGACCGTCACTTACACTTTCGCTTGTAAAAATATAGTTGTTCATTTGTTATCCTTTACCATATAATAGGTTGTTACTAGCTTGTCCATTAATTTTTTTAGTGTAGTATTTTGTGTTGCTAACTGACACATGTTTTGCCATTCGCCATAGTCTAATAGATCGCCTTGTGCTCTTGCAACAGCACCTGGATCCCCGCCTATAATCCAACGAGGTATCTCAGGCTTGTCGCGATAATGAGCGTAGACAACACCGTCGCTACGCTCATATATCAAAGGCTCATTTGGAATTAAATTTCCCAAACTATTTTGCCTTCTTAGCAGGTGCTTTTTTCTTAGCTACCTTTTTTGTTGCTTTTACTGGAACATCACCTAACGTACCATTTATGTAACGTAGTAGTAACCCATATGCTGGTAGGAAGATAATTAAACCTACAGCAATTTTTAAACCTGCTTGACTTGTAGCAATTTCAACCCAGTTAGCTGCCATATACTCATCTGCTGAGTTATTAAATGCTACTGCAAAGAATGTATAGCTGTCAATTACGTTTGCAACGATTGTTGACAACGCCGGAGCAATCCACCATTGCTTTGACCAGTTTTCTCTAAAGTACTGGAATACATATACATCAAGCATTGTACCTACTGCATATGCTGTTGCTGATGCAAAGCCAATACGCATTGCTACGCTCTCCGGTGCACCTTCTGCTAGTACTACTGCAATACTTGTAATGATTGCAATCGGATATGCTGCTGCAATAGTTGCTCGAGCAATGTTCTTACCTAACATACGTACTGTTAAGTCAGTTGCTAGAATAACTAATGGGAACGTAAATGCTGCCCAGGTTAATTTAATACCAGCAATCTCTACTGGAATTGCAACTAGTGCATTACTAATTGTGATAACTACAACGTGCAATAGTGCAAGTTTTAGCATCATCTTCTTGTCTATATTTTTAAACATTCTACTTCTTCTTTCTTGTTACGGTGTCTAGTATTCAACGAACAATGTCGTTGTGGTTATTCGAACCAGTGTATTTAGAAGCGACACCATCTTCTAAATTCTTAAACTGGTGAATTTTGTTTACTCATTCAAATTCTCATTTATACGTTTGTAATCTACTTCGTTAAAACTTGTATTAAAACTAATAATTGTTTTACGTGTATCTGATTCTAGCATAGGAGATCTATGTATATAATGACCTGGAAATGTAAGTAAGCAACCTTCAGTGACGCCTTCAATTTCAATAATTTTATTTTTCTGAATATCGTAAAGTTGGGTTGCATAATTACCTTTAGGTAATTCTAAAAAATATACATTAGAAAAATTACAACTATGATGATTATGCCAACTATGAAAATCATTTTTTGTATACTGCTGAAACCAAAAGCCATGTATATAATACTCAATAAATCCTAACTTATTTCCTAGTTCAGCAACATAAGGAGTTATAAGATTACGAAAATTGTGTTCGTATACTCTTTTTACAGTATCGTCTCTACGATAATCAAAATTACTAATGTTTTCAAAATCTGATTTAGATTGCTCAATCGACATCATAGAAATGTCATTTAATATAACATCTTTATAATCAATATGTTTTACAACATCATTGATGTAATAATAATCAGATAATGGAAACACTTTCATTATTTTACTTCTGTACCACTTGTGCGTCTTACAATATCATCGTGATTAAATTCAGCCCAGTATAGTTCAAAAGCGACACCGTCTTCCAAACCTTCAAACTGGTGAATCTTGCCGGGCTTTACTTGTGTAAAGTCACCTGCGTTTAGAATAGTTTCATCGACTAATCCTTGATCATCTTGCCATACACGTACCAGCATCTGTCCTGACTCTACATAAAAGCCATTCCATTTAAATTGATGTTCGTGTTCCGAGCATTTGTAACCTTTATTAAATTCAATGCGATGGAACTCTAATGCTCCGTTTGCATGAATCAACTCTGTGTTACCCCAAATTTTTCCTGCTTTGATTCCCATATTATTTCCTTTCTCTAAATTAAAAGTGAGTATTCTATAACTTCGCACTGTCTACTAATTTCTTTAATAAAATATGCGCACAAAGGTTCCTCGCCTGTTGTAATAGGTACAGTAAGTAATTGTCCATTTTTTACTTTTGGAAAGTACCATTTTACATCAGAATAAAAATTTACAATTTTTAATTCTTTAAATTCTGTTTTATAACTAGTCATCGGATTAAACAAGAAGGCTTCGAACCCTCTATCATTTAAACTAGTTAATGGTAATATTTCTAAATCATTTCCACTTTCGCTACATCCTACAGCTACACTCCAGTCAACTGGCATTGTAATTTCATGACCGTCTATCTCTAGTACCATCGCCGGTGCGCTAAATGATTCTAAAAATATTAACGGTATAAAGAAGAAATCTGGTTCTTTAGGATTACTATTATCAAGAACAGAAAATCTTATATCGTCATCTATTTGTTCAGGTAAATCATCTAACTCAAAGCATTTATTTTCTAATGTTAATATTCTCATATATTAATTCCAATCCACTTTTTCTATTGTAAATGGATACTGCGCCTCTTTGTAAAACTTTTTACGCTGAGTAAGGTGCCGCTTCGCAAACTTACATGTTGATGTAAGATCCCATATTTGCACGAAGTCTTTGTCTTTTGCTATTCTTACGCCTCTACCAATTGATTGAATTACTCTTACAAAGGATTTCCCAGGCTCCAAAAGAACCAAGTTAAAAATACGAGGAATGTTAAGACCCACGGCAGCAACTCCATAGGTTGCGATAATAACTTCATTATCCCCTTCACGAATTGTATCATATGTTTCTTTCCTATCTTTTACTTTAACAGCGCCGCTTACAAATGTTGCACCTGGTATAAGTTCTGCAAGTGCTTCGCCGGCACTAATTCTATCTACTAGTATAAGTGTGTTGCCTGTGTCTTTTATTGTGTTTAATAATTTGCCTATATATTCTAATCTTGCTGTATTTGTTGTTAGATATTTTAATTCTTCTTGATAGCCTGCATGTGCTACTGTATCTATTAGTTGCACTACATTAACATGACATTGTGATAGTACACCTTTGTCTTGTAATTCTTTTGCGCTGATGTTACCAATTACAGGACCGAGACTAGCATGAATACTTTCAAACTCAAACTTCTCTTTAGGTACTGTACCAGTTAGTCCCCAACGTATGGGTGCATTCCGTAGGTTGCGTGTAAGCAAGTTCTTGAGAACTTCTGCTTTGGCTTGGTGTACTTCGTCAACAATAATAGTGCTCACACCTTCTAAGAACTCAGCCAGTGATAACACTGCGCTTCCGTCTTTATGCTTCTTGTCCAAAATATTTAAGGATTGCCAAGTGCAAATAGTGTGAGTCTTACCTAACATCTTTCTGTCTCCGAAGTACACCCCTACATCCAAACCGCAGTTAATATAGTCTTCTTCTGTTTGTTCTACTAACGACTTGTTAGGAACAATTACTAAAGATCTACCATACGGTTCGCTTATGTGTGACAGCGTTGCTGTGGTAATAGTTTTGCCTGCACCAGTAGCAATCTGTTGCAAGCTCTGTGGATTGTTTAAAAAGTTGTTGATTGCTTCTACTTGATAGTCACGAAGAATAATATCTTCGCCTTCTGCTGGATGACCTTCCGGCCATACAACACCTTGATCTTTCCAGTATGTTTCTGTTACTGGTTTAAAGTCTAATTGTATTGGATGTCGCTTATCCTCAATATCAACAATCTGCACACGATTCTTGGCAAGTACTTCTTGTACAACATCAAGATGATTAACGTATCCAGTGCCTCCAATACCAAAAAAAGCAACTTTGCCATCCCAGCGTCCTAGTTTATACTGTGGCATATGCTTTGCATACGGCACTTCAAACTTAAGAGCGTTTGCTAATTTTCGACGCACATCTACATCAAGACCTTCAATCTTAATGTTTACTTCGTCTTCAATTATTAATTTACAAGTTGCCATAATATTGTGAATACCTTCTAAGAGGACTAATCATTGTGTCTCTATAAATTATTAAATCGCATGTACTTTGTACATATGAATCAATATATCTATTTGTTTTACTACCAAACATTAGCGTTGTAATTGGTTTCCATTCATTTTTAATCATTATTTTTGGAAGTTTATTATTATTAATATACACTACTTTTGTAGTGTTGTCAACCCAATTATTAAGATTCTTTTCTTTAACAAAACTATTAAATTCTGTTTGTCCTTCTTGTCTAAACAAAACCGACTGCTCTACATTTAACACAATATTTTTAATACTGTTATATATTTCATATATCTGTGACTCTGCTGTTTGCTCATCTAAAATTACAAGCAATGGAAATCTATCTAGTGTGTAAATACATTCGATAATACTATCTATTGATTCGACAGTTGGATTAGACAAGTACGAAGTATCATCTCTATAAGCAAGTTGTGTAATTAAACTATTTGCTTCAAGTTTATCTAAATTTACTAATCCGTATCTACGATGTCTATCAATTAATTGTAATGACGAATATTCTTTAAATTCGTTAACAATATTGTCATCTACATTAAAAATATTATTTTCAAAAATACAGGGTAAATGATCTAATGGATTATCTTTAATTTTCTTTAGTTCAAGATATTCTTCTATTAATGTTTTGTCTATTTCAAAATTCTTTTCTAAAAATCCAGAAATTACACGTAAGAGCATCTGTTCAGTTTTTAAAAAATAATGTACATGAGAACCTTTTTCATGATGGTAAGTATCATTTGTTTTATAAGGAATATCATTAATGACCATTATAAGTTTTTTTGCAAAAGGAAATCTTACCTCTAACCATTCTTGAGTATTATCGATTCCGTGTAAGGGTTTATTCATTATAACAGTTTTTATATACTTACTACGATCTATATGTCTCAAAGGATTTCTTAAGGTTTTTACAGCATGATCAAAATTAATATTTTTTTCTATAAACTGATTTTTATAATTTTGCAGTTTTTCCTGCATTAAATTATATTGTCTATCAGTTAACGATGTACCTTTGAAAACCTGCCTAGCAATACTATACATAATTGTAGTATCGGTAGGATTTATTTCAATTTTTTCTTTTCCTTGTAAGCCTGTAATAAGTTCAAGGAGATCTTCGATTGTAAAGTTTTTATCATGCATACTATAAGATAACTTATAATAGCATATTTGTCAATCTATTTAATGGCAATCCAGCAGATATTTCTTCAATAGTATACTCGGTATAAGCATAGTCGTTGAGCCATTGTGTTCTGTCTGGCATCAACGGATTTTCAATATCGTGCAAGAATTCTATGTCGTTGCCTACATCATAAGCAAGACTACTAGTGCTAACAAAACTAGGAACACCGTTGATGACGCTATGAATCCCAGGATTGCTACTATGGCTGATAGTACAATATATGTTATCAAAGCCCATATCAAAATCATCATAAGTGCCGTGAACATGTTGAGGCTCCTGTCTGTATACATGTTTAAGTCCACGTTCTATGTGTTCTAATCTACAACGTGGATGTGGTCTAAATATTATAGGACGGTCTGTGTGTTTACGTATTTCATCGTATGTATTTAAGAACCAGTTGCTCATACGTGGCATATTTTTCCACTGTAGACTTTTGTCGTGTTGACCGCATATAAGAATGTATTCGCCGTTTGTTCTCCACGGCGTTTCTAAAAGTCCCAGAAGATGCTTACGACTATCATCGTTATTATTATCCCCAAAGTAAGCATCTCTGTTGATTCCATTTAATCCTACCTTCCACGTTGTTCCTCGCTTGATGCCGCCAACTTCTAGTACAATAACGTTACGACCTGTTTTTCTATAGTAGTCCCAAATAGGTTTGTTGCCAGTCATGCGTCCGTTAAACAACACACTCCATATTACAGCAACATCGGCATGCATATTACTTTCGGTTACAATATGTCCTGCGTTACGAAGACTTTTTTCAAAAGCTTCAAAAACAGGCTTGCTATTCATTGCACCATATTCTTTGAATAAACTAAATCTCATTGTTAAATACTCCAGTAGTATTTACAAAGGATTCAATATGACTAACATAACTGTGGTTACAACTTTTCACAAGCCAGGACTTGACTTATACGGCCAACGTTTTTTAAATTCGTTTGCTGAAAAAGTAGATCCTAAAATTAAATTACTTGTATACGCAGAAGATTGTTCACCTGTAAATCCTAATTCAGAACAGATAACAATACTTAATGCTAAAGAAGTTTTACCAAAACTAAATGCATTTAAAGAAAAATATAAAAATGTTCCACATGCAAATGGAAATATTGCAAAGCATCCTGCACGTAATGGACGTAAAGACTGGAATAAAGAATTTAAATGGGACGCTGTAAGATTTGCTAACAAAACCTATGCTGTGTATGATGCATGCGAACGCAGTGAAGATTGGTGTGTGTGGATGGATGCAGATACGTTTGTACATAGCGACTGGTCATATGAACAATTTAAACATCTACTTCCAGAAGATAAATGGATAACATATGTAGGTAGAGGCAAAGGATCACAAACATGGCCAGAGTGCGGCTTTTATGGAATGAACTTAAATCATCCGGTGTGTCATCAGTTTCTTAAAGAGTTCGAACGTATGTACGAAGATGCAGAAAACGGCATTTTTAAATTAGTTGAATGGCACGATAGTTTTGTATTTGGACATCTATTAAAAAATTTAAAACCAGTTAGTAATAATGTACTCGACTATAGTGCAGAAATGTATCTTAAAGAAGCAAAGTCAGGCGGCGGCGGACATCCTTTAATTAATACAATTTTAGGTAAATGGATTGATCATATGAAAGGTGATCGTAAAAATACAGGCAAGTCTAAAGCATCTGATATTATGGTTAATAGAAAAGAGACTTACTGGAATTAAGAATTTATTAACACATAATCGTGTTTAAATTTTCCTTTTATTTTGTACCCCCAAGATTGCAATATATCTAGCGCCTCTGAATGATTTTTAGATATACTTTTATCAAAGACTTTATTTTCAAAACTTATTTCTATTACTATTAAAGGCTTGCAAGTTTTAATAGTTTTTTCTGCGCCAATAATAACATGTCGTTCGTGACCTTCTACGTCTATTTTTAAAAAATCTATATCAGTAAAATTAAAACTATCTAAAGTTTGTACTTCTATACTAATAGTGTTCCATCCTTTTTTAGAAAAATTATTTGAAACTATTTGATTTTTTCTTTGATCTTTTCCTGTAATAAATTTAAGTGTACCAGGTGCATCAGATATGCCTAAGTTTTTGCATGTCACATTTTTATTAACATTGTTTTGTAAAAATTTAAATGTGTTAGGTGTCGGTTCAAACGCTGTAACATTGTTCCATTGACTACTAATAATATTAGTAACCTCTCCAGTATTTGCTCCGATATCTACAGCATGAATTTTGTCGCTAGTCTGGAGTAGTTCTTCTACACATGCCATATAATCATAATTATTTTTGTACATACCAACATCTTCCTAATTTTTTAACTCGCATATTTTTGTTTTGAAAAAATTCGTTAACTGCTCGCTGTACTCCAGGATGACCTTTTGTATAGTCGTCTCCGCCAAAATAACAGCCTGATTTTATTTTAGGCCAAAATGCGTGTAAATCTTTTTTAACAGATTCATATCGGTGATCAGCATCTACATAGACAAAATCAAGACTTTCGTCTTCAAAATATTTTGCCGAATCCCAACTCATCATCTGATGCATAGTTATGTATTTTTCGGCAGGTTTTAAATTGTTTTTAAACACATCAAAAAGAGTGTCTTCTTTTACAATATCCATATCTTTTTGATTTGTTCCTTCACTACCTTTCCATGTATCAACGCAATGAAATTGACCATACTTATTTTTATTCAGTAATTCAACAACACTGTAAGCACTGCTTTTACCAGTCCAACTTCCTAACTCTACCCAAATAGAACTTTCACTTAAACTATCGATAACAAAGTCTAATAAGACTGTGTTTCTTTCATTCATATAACCATTAATTGTTTGATAAAAATGTTCCATTATCTACTTTCTTTTATATTCATTACTAAAAAATTCAGGATACTGATAGAATAATGTTTCTAGTTCAGGATCTAACCGTATATGCTTTCCCATTAAATTAGCTTTTTGTTTTGCTTTCCTATATACGCTATTCCAATCGTGTATGGTAGTAACGCTTTGTGCAATTTGTGCGTAACTTTTACTTATTTTTGTTTCCCAGTTTCTAGTATCTTTAATACTTTTTAATTTTGCTTCTCTAGCTTCATTAGAGCCAAAATAACTAAAATGCCAACCGTTTTCAATCGGATGTAATCTAAAATATACTTTATGTTTTATATATTTAAATTTACCATGGCTCATAGGCCTTTCTTCAGGTAATCGATTTAATGTTGTAAATCTAGAGCCGCCCCAACCTGCATATCGTGCCATCCAGTCTACAAATACTATTCTATATTCTTGCCAACAAACAACATAGTCATGTTGGTCAACTGCTGCTAGTATGTCTGTTAATCGTCTCTTATCCCAAAACTCATCTAAATCATTATATGCAAAATATGCATTTTCGTCTATAGTTCTTGCTTCATGAACTAAACTATCACGCATTTTATTTTGAACAAACTTTGATTTCCAACTTGCTTCATTAAGCCATTCATCAGGATGATCAATAATACGATGATGAATTTTTTCTTGAATTTCTTGTGATAGATAAGGCCAAACATTTTCCATAAAGTTAGGAGTATTTCGTGTACCTCGCCATGTATGTGTGCTTTCTAATATTACAAAATGATCAACAATATCTGCATAATAATTTAATCTTATTTTACATAAGTCAGCTTCATTAAAGTAGCAAAAAGAATCTATTAATTTCATATGTATTTCCTTATATGCGCCCAAGCTTCCCCGGATCTCAGTTCTTTAAAATTCCAATGACTCATTGAAATTTTTTCAATCCATTGTTGTCTATCAGGCATTAAGGGATTTTCTATTTTTTTTAATTTTGTATTTGCAATTTCAAAAGCTTGACTATTTTCGGCATTTGTATCTAATACAAATACAGGAATGCCTTCTATAGCAGCAGCTACTCCGGGACTACTATTATATGTTATAACACACCAAGCATCTTTTAAATCATCTGTAATGTTTGGAGTAAAACTTGTTTTAACATTAGGATAATTTAATTTTAAATATTGTACTGCACGTTTATCGCCCGGATGCGCTCTAACTACAATAGGTCTATCTGTCACTGCTTGAATTCTTGCAATTACATTTTTGCACCAGCTCATTACATCTAAGCCTTGCATACTCCAGCCACCATTCCTTTGTAAGCATATTACTACGTGATTACCTTTTGTACGCCAATCTTTTAGTGGAAGATTTAGTGTTTGGCTGATACTTTTCCATCTATTAGGATCAGGATCATCCCAAAAGTAATTACCAGTAGTAGGAAATACGCCGTTACTACTATATCTAAGATAATGATTACTATTGCCAGGATCTGCATATAAAAATAAATTACTATCAATAATAATAGCATGTCTTCTATTTGCTATTTGTTTATCAATCACTTCTCTGCGTAATTTCAAATGCGGACTATTAGGACTAGAACTGTGTACAAATCCTTGTATTACTCCAGCGTGACTCTTTGACCAGCGGCGTTGCTCTGATGCAACACCTAAGTCTCCATACTTAGTTACTCCTTCTGCAAAAAATTTTAAAACATCTATTTTCTCTTTATTTTTTGCGTTGGGAATTCCTTTAAGATATGTAATTACTGTTTTCTTAGTCATTGTCGTCCTGTGATGAATTTAGTATTTCATTTACTGATTCTTTTAAATGTGCCCAACATTCTCCTGATTCCATTTCTTCAGGTGTCCATTGACAGTATGCAAGATTATTTAACCATTGTTGAACTTGAGGTTCTGTTGCTAATTGCATGTTTTCTACATTTGCTAATTTTCTTTCTCCGATATTCCAAGCAAAATTGCCTTCATCACATGCAATTACCGGAACACCCTGAAGAGCAGCATCAATACTTAATCCACTTGTATATGCTACAACACAATATGCATTTTGTAATTGATTTTCCCAAGGATGTGCTTTTCCGTTTGTAAACGATATATCTTTATAATTATTAAACATAAAATGTCTAAAAAGTTCATCATGATCTGCCCATCCTTTTTCGCTTACTGCCGGATGCGTTCTTATTTCAATGGGCCTATCAGTATTTGCTCTTAACGTGCTAACTGTATCTTTTACCCATTGATTAATATCATTATTTCTTAAACTTGCATCGCCGCCAAGTTGCATAGCAATTACTATAGGACCTTCAGATTTATTTTTCCATCCTTTGTAATGAATACCTAGTTTGTCTAACCGATCACCTTTATGATCAATGTCTGGGCCCCAGATAGCGTCTCTATTTAAAAAGCCATTAATTCCAACTCGTTGATGTGTATTTGGTTTGAGTACCCGTCTATTTAACAGAGGTGTTTCTATACAAATAAAACAATTTGATTTTTCAACAATAGAAGATCTACATACGTGATGTATATTAGATCGTTGGGGTTTCCAACTACCAAACATAACTCCAACATCGCATTTTGAATATTTTTCACCATACTCGTACTCAACGCCTGTTCCTCTGCCATTAGCTTTATTAACAGCTCTAATATATCGTAATTCTCTTTTACTAGAAGGAATTAGATCAGATGCGATACCGTCGTGCATATTCCTTAGTACTTCTCTTTCATGATTATGACCTGCTGTCATCATAAATGCTTTAACTTTCATTTAATAATCTCCATGCTGTTCCATTTTTAAATTCTTCAATATGAAATTGTCCGTAAGCTAAATGACAAGCCCATTTATATATTTTATCTTTATCTTGTAGTGTCGGAGTTTCAATTAGGCTTAAATCTTTGTCGCAGACAGGATCTGCTGCTGTTGGTGCCATTGAAAATGCCGGTACACCGTATAACACACTTTCAACTGCTGCAATACTTTGATAAGTTACAAGTGCATGACAGTATCTTAAATCATCGAATATAGTATTCTTTATACGTTCCGGTCTTGTTGCTTTATCTCTAACTTTGATAGGTCTATCGGTATATTTTCTTATTTCTGCTATAGTTTTAGTTACCCATTCATTTCGTGATATGCCGTAAAACTTACAAGGCTTTTCTGAAGGCGTAACAAGTAAAATATGTCTACCCTGTTTTAAATTTTCAATAGGGTACTGTAGTTTTTTCCATCTATCATCTGGTCTTTCTATTATGTGTTCGTGCTGTATATTATTTTTTACAATTCTATGCCAGTTCTTCCATCCTAATGGATTAATTGCTGATTTATAGTTGCCAACATATCCGCTATCCATATAATAAAATGTATGATTATTCTTTAAGCACCATTGTATAAGTTTACGTTTTCCCATGCTACGTATCATTATAGGATTATGTTTAAAATCATATGAATAATTTTCTATAGGTAAGTTTGCTCCTTGTGCAAACATATTGACGTATTCATCTGTTTTATGTTTACTTAGGCATATCAAAACTTATATCCAAATGTTTCTAAATCTTCTTTAAATAATTCTGTAACTATATTACGTGTTTTATCATTATAGTATTCTCTATAATGTTTATGCTTGCTTTTATTAAGATGAGGCAATTTTATTTTACATTTAAAAATATTTTCTAAATGATGTAAGCTACTATTAATCTCTTCTAATTTAATTACTATATCTACTCTATGTTCTAGCCAATGAACCATGGGAGTTTTTCTTTTATATAACCAGATGCCTAAATCAAATGGATTTTTTATATCTCTACTATGTTCAACTATCCAATTTTCAAAGCCTTTATTATAATATTCTGCTATTAAGATATCGTCTTCTTGATTAGTACTTTTCTTAGTGCGTAAACCTTGCTTACGCATTTCAATTCTTTCTAGTGCCCTTTGACCAATGAAATGATATAAACTAATTATCCTTGCATAAGGATTTCTAACAAAACTAAAAGTTGTACCTAGATCATTCCATACAGATTCTGCATCTGTTATTGTACAGTGTTTCTGTTGTCTATCATGATTTATATTGTCGTAAACCCATTGTTCAAAACTACTGCCACCCGTTTTAGGAATATGTATAAATGTTGCTTTAGGATTTTTAAAATGTATTGCCATACCTACTTCATCATATCAAATAATTCTTGCTTCCAAAGATCGTTAAATTCACAGTCTCTGTAGTTTTCAAACCACGGTCCTCCTTCTGTATAATGTATTAATTTTGGAGTTTCAATATCGTCATACACTCCTACTAAGTAATTCCATGTATGATCTAACTCGCCAATTTCTTCATCTTTTAACCAGCTAAATCTATGAAAGTATGCACCATTGAGTTCTGTATCATTTACCATATCTTGTGTAAGTTTAGCATTACTAGGATGCGCACAGTTAAATAGTACAACACTTGACCAGTTCTTACGTGGATAGATTGTTTGTTTTTGTCCATCCATCTTCATGCCTTCTTTAGGTGTGTAATCATGTTGCACACACATAACAGCATACTTGTCGTCTGCTTGATCAAACAGCTCTTTAATGTCGGTAGTAAGGATCATGTCGCAATCCATAAACACTGCCCAACCTTTGAAGTTAGCAAGCTCTGGCACAAGAAATCGTGTGAAGGTAAATTCAGTACTTGCTAACTTATCAATAGGACGATTGTACCATCCTGCATCACGTAGTTCTTGTTGCTTTAATGCTCGAACATCAGCGTTTGGTTGTTTATTTAAAATACTTTGCTTGCATACTTGATAAGCAATGTCTTCTCTTGGATCATATCCTACAAATACTTTCATTAATCTCTTCTCTCTATATCATCTTCAGTAAGCTCGTTGCCCAGCCATACTTCAATAACTTTTGCACTTTTGGTGTCTAAATTTACAGCCTTATGCCAATACCCAGTAGGAATATCAATACTATCGCCCGGTGTTAATAATGTAGTAGTTTGATTACCGGCTTTATCTTCTAAGAACATATTAATTACACCGTCAACTACATGCCAATGTTCACTGCGTTTAAAGTGTCTTTGATCGCTTAGTGCATGTCCTTCGTAAAACTCAAGTTGCTTTACTTGCCATCCTGTGCCTTTGTCTAACACAGTGTATCTACCCCAAGCACGTTCAGTAGTAGGCTGACTCCAATCTTTGAGAATCCAACTACTTGAATTCTTTTTATCTTCACCACCTATGCCGAATACAAACTCTACATTAGTATATTGCATTTCGGGTATATTAGACTTTGTTCTATCTCCGCCATTAGCAAAAATAATTTTTGTATTTGACCCTGATGTGCTTTGTAATTGAAATATTGCATGATTAGCAGTATCGTCAGAATCGTTAAATCCGATAACTCGATCTACACATGCTAGTTCTTTTATAATAGCAGAACGTTCTTCAAAAGACATAAAGGGTCTGCCTTTTTTACGTGTAAGCCAGTCGTCGCTATTTACACCTACTATTAAATGATCACCAAGTTCTCGTGCTGCTTTAAAATATGCTATGTGCCCTGAGTGTAAGGGATCAAAACCACCTGTTACTAATACTATGTTGTTCATGTAGTATTTACAAAGTAGCGTCTTCCATACCAGCAACTCTGAGCTTAACAACGTTTGTAATTTGCCATTGCTTCTGATCAAGTCCTTTAAGTAGACCTAACCACTTGTTACGCATTAGCGCAAACTCGTTAATAATCTTTTCGTAGTCAACAACGTCTGCCTCACCGTCAACGTATTTTTCAACATCGCGGCTTGACAGAGCTCGTTGATAGTTTTCTAGATATTTCTTAAAAAACGAACTGCGCAATCTACGCAGTTCGATATTTAAATAGTTTAGGATTGCTTCAATTTCTTGTAGCTGATTAAAACGGTATTCGACAATACCGGGCATTTCTGCAGCAGCACGTTCAACATTACCTTTGAGTTTTACTTCTGCTCTTGCCTGGACAAGTTCATTTTCGAAGTATTGTATAGCAGCCGGTATTTGATTAATATCTCGGCTTACATTACTATACCATCCCATTATTCATCCCAATCCTCGTCAAAATCATCTTCAACATATAAGTCAGAATCTTGTTCTAGATAATAATTTACCGCTTTATCTAAATCTTTATCTATTCCAATTAAATCCTGCATTATAAGATCTGATGTTCCATAATCTGCTAATAGATCAATAAATTTTTCTGCTACTAGCTCAATTTGTTTTTTATCTAGATATTCTTTAAACAGTGTCCATATCTCGGCTATCTGCTCTTCAGTCATTTTCAGCAATTTCCTCAACTAAGTTATCATCGGTATTTACCAATTCGGCATCTAATTCAGCTAGTTCTGCTTCTCTTGCTAACCGTTCAGCTTCTGCTTCATCGGCTGCAACTTGTGCTTCCTTAGCTGGCAAATCTGCCATAACTTTATCGAGTAGTTCGCCAGTCCAACGCTTACGAAATTCTAGAATAGGTTCGCCGGTGCTCATAACATACTCGTACCGATTACCTTTCTTTTCCAACAAGCCTTTTGCGTCCATTAAGTCAAACATACCGGAGTATGGATCCATACCAGTTTCATATGGAATTTCAACTTGTACGCTTTCGAATGGTTTATTATAACGTGTTTTCATAACCTTACACGCTGCTCTAATACCATGCACTTGTGATGTCTTGTTGCCGTCTGCGTCTACTTTAAGTTTAAGTTTCTTCATAGCAACAACCATCGAACTTGCATACACAAAGCCTGAACCGCCTGAGATCTTATCATCTGGATCAAACATATCTTGCGATGCATACGTGTGGTTAGTAACGCACATACCTACATTGTAACTACCAAACATGTTAACACAGTTAGTAACAAGTGCTTTAAGTGCTTTTGCCTTACGACCAAAGTCACCCTTCATGTCACCTTTTTGGAACTGGTCCATTTCAGTAGGCGACATAAGCATACCAAGTGAGTCAACTACAAACAATACTTTAGGACGTTCTTCTTCGTTCATTGCTTTGTAGTCTTCCATAAACGTACTAACTGTTTTAGCAACATCATCAATCATTGCCATGTTGAGTTTTAGTAGTTTGTCTTCACTTGTATCTACTTTTAGTGCTTGTAGCCATGTTTCGTCAAGTGCGTTCTCTGAGTCAATAAGCACAACAAAGATACCTTGATCTTGTGCGTATTTTACAATGTTACCTGACACAATATAACTTTTACCTGCGCCTGATTCTCCAGCAAATACTGACACTTTACCGAGCGGAATACCTTTTTGAAAGTCACCGCTTAGTAGATAGTTGAGTGCAAAGTTGCCTGTACTAATCCAATCAGTTGGATCGTTAAAGCCTGCACTCATACCCGTAATAGATTTTGTCAACGAATTACGGAACTTCGTTGGATCGAATGTTTTACTAGCCATATTATCTCCTAAAAGCCAAATACAATATAGATTGCACTTTATACATGCAATCTATTTTAGTTGTGTTATTAACCTTGACGTGAGCGGATCATTGCAAGAATGTCTTGTGCTCCGCCTGCAGGTTCAGCTGCTGCTGGAGCAGGTTCTTGCCAACCTGTATCAGTTGTAGTTTCAGCTACTGGTGTTGGAGTTGGAGCAGGTGCGCTTTGGCTAGTTGCTGTAGCTTGCGGGCTTGCTGCTTGTTGCGGATCACCTGTACGTGCTTGCATACCTGCTGGACGGAAATATTGACTCCAACGATCTGCATCGTATGCTTCTCCGTCTACACTTGATTCAAACATTTCATGCATTACTTTTTGCTCAATGTCGCCTGGCTTCTTAGGTAAGAAGTCTGAAAGATTAAACAATCCGTTTGTATTTACTGCATTCATTTCAGTGTCACTCAATGGACGCTCACGGCGTGCCCAGTTACTTGTGCCGTAGTCTGCATAGCCGCCTTTTGATCCTTTGTTAAGACGGAAGTCAATACCAGCAGTGTAATCTGTCGGCAGTTCTTCCATATCTGGATCTAAAAGTGATTGTTTGATAATTTGGAAAATTTGTGGGCCAATAATAAATCGACGAATTGGATTCTCTGGTGTAGTATCTTCCTTTAATGGATCATCTACAACAAATCCTTGGAATACGTATGAACGCTTCTTCCAGTACTTACGACCCATGTCTTCTAGTGAAGGATCTTTAAACCAGCCACGTACTTCGTTAAGAATATTACATGTTTCGCCATACATTTCCATACACGGAATTTGTACTTGTACTGGACGTGAACTTGTATCACCTTTTACTCCACTAAATGGAAGTTTGATCATCAAACGTTCTGCCCAGAAAAAATCGTTAGATTCATTCCCGTCTGGCAAGAAACGCATTGTTGCGCTATTGCCTTCTGCCATATTCCAAAATGGGTAAATTGCGTTGTCGCCTCCGCCTGTGCGTTGACCGCCTGCGCCGGCTTCTTGTTCTTTGAGCTTTGCTCGAATTTCTGCTAATGATGCCATAGTGCCTTTTCTCCTATATGTTATGCCTATGTTAGAACAACTAATGTTGCTCTTGTGCCTAAAATGTATAGCACTCTTATATACTACACGATATTATTTATCTTGTCAAGCGATTTTTTTCAAATTATTGATATTAGGAGATATATTATGATCTATCCAATTTACCATTTCATTAAATAGTAAATCATGATTAGTTGGACTAAGGTGATTTGGTAATTCTTTGTTAATATTCTGTTCTATACTATATAAACTAGGACCTTTACAAAAAGTAAATTTTTCTGTGTCGGTTACTGTAGTACCAAATTTTTTATATAACAAACTATCTTGCGGGTCGTCAAATACATTTACTGCTAGAACTTTTTTAAAAAACACACTGTATTCTTTTAATATACCTACGTATTGCAACTGTCGAAAATCTTGTAAATTATTATGTAAATAGTATCTTTTATAAAAGTTATGTAAGAATTTTTTGTAAGATCTATATTTTGCAATTGTCCTTTTTATATATAAATCATCATTCACGCCGAAAATTACATTCATCATAATTGATTGATCTTCAGGCCGCATAGTAAAATTAAAGTTTTTTCTATCATCACCTGATAAGAAAAATATTAGATTAATTTTTTCTAACTCGTCAGTTTCTGTATCTTGTATTGCATCTCGAAAAAGTTGCATCATGTATTCGGGACCAGTGCCCCCAATAGCATAATTTTTTACATCATAAGTTCGAGAAAGTTGAGCAGCCCACGGATATGTTGCTTTGTAAGAATCATTAGCGTAGCTATCTCCGAAGATCCAGACTTTTTGCATTATCTTAGGCCGGCTAATTCTCTCATTCTGTCATAATCGCCTGTGTCTGGTGCTTCCATCTGCTGTGGTTGTGAGCGCATCTGCCACTCGTCAAACTTTGCTGTGATTTGTTCAATAAATGCCTTAGCAGGTTCTATGAACTGCTCTCCGTAGTCTTTTTCTACCATTGTTAGTACTGCTGTTTCGCCTTTTGGAAACTGTCCGTTTTCTCGATCAAAGTAACTAAGGATAAACTCGCCTAATGGTGTCTTTTGCTCTTCAGTGCCGTCGTCTTTGCTTAGTTGGCCTTTGCTATTGATCTTGACATCCATTGTGTCGTCATCTTCTTTTTTATCAAAGTCGTGTGCATCTATATACTGCATTACAGGATATAATGTGTTTACAATTTGATTACCAAACTTACCGTTCTTACCTGAGCCTGGTTGAGTTTCTAATTTCTTTGCTTCCTTACGCAACTCCATCATTGCATCGATTGCTTCTTGAAACTTTGGATCTATACCTTGAAATCCGCTTGTTCTTGCTTCAATCCAAGAATAGACATCCCATACTTCACTTGCATATTCGTTTGCTAAGTTGCCGTCGTATTCACCGTCACCTGTTTCGATCTTTTTGCCTTTGCCACGCAACACACCTAGTGCATCACTTGCATCTTTAGATGTTTTAATATATGCTTCATCTAAATCAGCTTCGTCGTCATCTTCTTTTTTTCGATTTTTAATTGATCTTTCATCTCTAGACTTTTGAAGTTCTGCTTTTCGATCATCTCTACCTTTTTGAATAGCATTCAAACGATCGGTTCTGCCTTTTTGAATAGTTGCTAAACGAGCATCTCTATATTCGGCGCCTTCGTCTGTGTCGTCGTTGCCTTCTGCAAACTGACCCATCATTTCTTCAAAGCCTTGCTCAAGTGCAATTTCTTCTTTAGTAAGTGTTGTTTTGCTGTTATCTGTTTCGTCTACTTCTTCGTCTTTACTATCTTCTGACACTAAATCATCTGGTCCTAGTTCTGCTGCTCGAGTTGCTTCGCTTACTAATTTATAAATGTATGGAAATACATCTGCTAATTCTTCATTAAACTGTTTAATAGTTAATTGGTCAATCCAATTTTCTTTAACATCTGCTGGTACATCTTCTAGCATAGGTGCTTCAAATGCTGCAACAGTTTCTGCATAGTATGCTGGTTTCTGAAGTGACTCAATTGTTTTCTTAACTGTAGCAATACGCTCTTTGACAACATCTACGTACCCTGCTAGACTTTCTGCCATTACAGCTGAACGACCCATGTAGTTTTTAAACTTGCGTAGTTTACCCATTTCTTCTGATAGGCCTACAATGTGCTTACCAAAGTCATCATATGTGTTGCCACCTTCTGCTACGTGACGTGCCATTGCTCTTGCACCACTTAGGTGCTTGTAAGGATAACGGAATCTTTCACCATCGGATGATTCGATGTAGATCTTACCAATTTTTTGTGTGCGTCCTGTTGCACTTTCTTGGTTGATACTTTCTGTATGTTTAATTACAATACGTGCTTCGCCTACTTTTTGATAGCTAATGCGACTTGTGCCATAAAGTTTTGATTCTGTCATTTGTCCGTCCCTAGATCGATTTGCTAAAAATTTATAATCTCTTTTTGTTAAATTTGTTTTATTAATATCTCTCACATCAAAATTTAGTAAACGTTTCTTTGCAAATTCACGTAATTCTTTTAAAAAGTTATACCAATTTTTTTGAGTTATTTTATCTTGATCGTTAATAAAATCTCTTGAATATATAATACTGATTCCGTCGTCTTCTGATAACGAGATAGATATCGAACCTAACGAGTTACCGTCTTCTTTATATTCAAAATCAAAAAATCTTGCAGCAGCCGGCTCGGTAACAATATTACCATCTTGGTCGCCAATAGTTAAATTAGGAAATCTTCCTCTAATTTTATTAAACAGGTCTTCTGATATTGTATTCAAGTTTTTCATATTGTATTTATCTAATAGTTACTGCTTACGAATATAGGCATGGGCGGATCGTAGTCTTCTAAATCATCTGCTTGTGTAAACGTATTATATACTCGCGGATCCCAATCTTTAAGTACAGCCATCATTCGTATAGCAAGAAGTGTAGCACTAATTAAATCATCAGTCATGCCAGACTTAGCTTGAAAGCTTGATCCTGTTGCAACAAACCCTTTAAGTTCTGATAAAAATGGTTTAGAATGTATAACCATTTTATCATTTTCTATCATTGTTTTTAATCTACTACAAGCGGTTACCTTTGTACTGTGTGTAGTATTAAATCCTTTGCGGAATTTACGAACATGTCCTTTGCGCATAGGTTCACTAACAAATAAACCAGGTATGTTCTCTTCACCAAAGTCGTTAATAACAATAAGACACGCTTCGCCGATACCGTTGTTTTCTACACTCCAGTATATACCTTGTGGATTATTTGTTTCTTGTTCTAAGTATTTGCATATGTCTGCAAGTACTCTAATCTGTCCGGGAATAGCAGTTTGGTTGTGTTGCCATTCTGCTACTTGTTCATAACTAGGTAATTCAAATACTTGTATTGCAGCATAGTCACCTCCTGTGCCCATACTAGGATCAAGTGCAACAGCATATGTATATTGGCTGGTTGGTTTTTTGTACCATCGTGTTTGTCCCATATTGAGTACAGGATTGCCGCCTTCCATGGCAGCAAGTTTAATTGAATTAATTAGTGTTTCATCAAATACTAGGAATTCACAACCGTATTCACGTCTAAACTTCTCTTCACCGATGCGTCCAATTTCTTCTTCTTTCCACTTGTCATCTCTATCAGGATGTTCATCCCATTGTGCAACAAAACTATGAAATCCGTTTGAACCTAGTTCTTGCTCGTTGCCGTGTGCATCAAACTTTTCTTCTGCTTGTTTCCAAATAGTAGCAAATGTATCTTCGTCACTGTTGGGTGTACTGGTAATAATAGCACGACCACCTGTTGCTAGTGTAGGTGAAATCGAAGTCCAAAACTCTTCCGCAATATTTGGCTGCACAAATGCAAACTCGTCACAGTATAGTAACGAGATACTCATACCACGTCCTGTGTTGCCTGTTGTTGTTTGTGCAACAATACGTGATCCATTTTCAAATTCAATTGACTGTTTGTTGTAACTTGTAACACCTGCTCTAATATGATCTGGACATGTTTCATACACAAATCGTATGCGTGACATAATCTCTTGCGCACCTGTGTACTTGTGTGCAGCAACAAGAATAGTTTGATCTGGATTAAACATTGCATACCATGCTAGGTAGATACTAGCACACGTAGTCTTGCCTGTTTGCCTAGGCATCATATTGATATTAAAACGATAATTATGATAACTGTGCATCAAACGTAACTGGTATTCGTAAGGATCAAACAACAATTTACCTCTTACAGGATGTTGAATGTAGGCGAATTTACGTGCAAAATGTAAGTATCCTTCGTTAGGATCCATGCATTTCATCAAGTCTTCGACTTGCTCGTTTGTATAT